TACGCTTAGCGGGCTTTTCTTCTTGGCTGGATTCCTCATCCAGCCCCAGATCATGTGTGGCTAGCTGCCACACGATTGGTTTCACGTCATTAGCTTGTGCTCCATTTGACGCAAGCTTGATCGCATACCACGAATCAAAAATTTGGCCCAGCAGCCGCACCACAGGCGAGTTCCACTCATTCACACGCTGATTGCGCTCCCACTGCTTCGCCAGATCAGGCGCTAGCACCTTTTTCGTGTGCGAATTGGGCGGCAAAAATTGAATGAATGCGTAGAGATCAGACCATCGCAGCGACCGGCCAAGCTCAGATAGTGACCGGCCGCGCTCCATTAGATCGGCGCGTAACGCATCAGCTAGGCCTTGCTGCTGGTCTTTTCCGAAGATGAGCCCGCAGAGTCCTCGGATTTTCCCCCGGTGAGTTCCTCCATGTCTTTCGCCCACAGCTCGTCAATTTTTTTCAGGTGACGCTGCACCATGCCCTTGATTGTTTCCTGCGCAGTTTTGCTCGTATTGAAATGCAAGAGCATTTCGCGGATTGCTTCAAGCGGCGCATACTTTGGTTTCAAGCGATCAGGCACAGAGGCATCATCGTTGAGCACCTCAAATTTTTTGTTCAGTGCTTCCACATCGTCCGGTGCCAAGCAATCCGCTGGTGGGAACGAGATGGTAACGGTTCCCGTGCCTTTGGTTTTTGGTAGTTCAATTACGTAGTTTTCGAACGCGTCAAAAACAATAGCCATGACCAGGCCCTCCTAGAAAAATGAAAATTCTTTTTGACCAGGCCGCTTGTACTAAAGCTTGGACCCGCCCACAAATTAATGGGTCGGCCTGGTCAAAGGGAAAAAAGAATCCCACATTTGTGGGCGAGAATTGTAGGGGCAGAGTGCTTATATCCCCCGTCTGCCCTCCCGCGGGGTGTAGCTAAATTCTAGCCAGTAGATGAAAGCTCTGAACCAGCTGCAGTGTTCGGAACACCGGAATCACGGTACTCAATCACGAAAGCACCATTGTGTTCCTCAACCGGGGACTTAAACGCCTTAATCGTCAACGTCGTCTTAGTGGACGCAGAATGCACATCCGCAGATTTCTCCACAGTGGATACACGGCCACGAGGAATCACGTAAGTCTTCGACTTTTCCCCAGAGACCGCCTTGATCACGTGAGATTTGATCGGCAGCTGACGCTCAGTGTGGAAGATCGTCCGTTTAACGCCATCGCTGTCAGTGGCTTCTGTCTTCTTGTAGTTCTCACCACCAAACGAAGTCTCGATAACAGCGTCATTATCGTCTTCCAGCAGAGTGATCGAGATTTCCTCGGTGTACTCGGTCTGGATGTCGATGTAGTCCGAACCGCCGAACATCTTCTCCGTATTCGAAGTACGCTGCGGAGCCACAGTGAAACCATCAGGACCAACCGCGCCGTGATCTTTGAACTTCTCATCCAAAGCCGCAGTGGCTTCTTCCGGAAGCGCAGTACCCGCAGGTGCGTTGAAATACACGCCACCATCAATAGGTGGAGTACCAACGAAAGCATTGTTGACATTAACTGCCATGGAAAAACATCCTCTCAAAAAGTCTTGACCAGGCCTAGAAAGGAAAAGGTTTAGGGCTGCGGAATAAGCTGCAGCGTGGCGGTGAACTGAAAACGCGACCACCTCGGGTCCACATCATCATGGCGAGCCAGATTATTATCCACACTCGCCCACTGCACCCCAGCCCCACGAATACTTCGCCAACGGGACCAAACACGTTCGGCAAGCCGCTCCGCGTCCAGCTCCGTGCGTGCGAAGCATTCAACTAAAAAACGCGGCGACCGGAAACCCCAGTCAACCGCACCGCCGCCGATGCGGGAAACAATCACGAAAGAATCCGGCCGCGGGTCTGGCATACGAGTAGCCACCCGAACACCTGGCACCGCATTCTGCACCGAACGAACCGCGATCTCTTGAGGAGTCATCACACGATCACCCCAGAACACGGCTCAAAATGTTACCGCGCCGCTGACGGTGCTTCGCCGACCACGAATCGGCATACACGATCGCGCGCTGACGAGTGCGCCCCATGCGCTTTGAAGCAACGAATCCGTCACCGGCGGCAGCCGCCAAACGGTCCGCATGCTGGCCCACAAGTGAAGCAGCCTCAGGTGAAGCGAGCACCTCACGCAGTCCTCTACGATTCGGAACGTACTTCATCAGACCACCTCCCATGCAACCACCCAGCAGGGCCATAAGCAGCAACGACTCGAGTCATCGCAGAATCAGCGAACAAAATTAACGAGCCACCGTCAAAACTCAGCGCCTGACAACGGACGCAATCTTGCCCATCAGGGTGATCAACCAAAAACTCTCTCATTCAATCACCCCCAAGTTCACGACCTCCAGGCCAGGCGAAAACCCAAACGGATTATGCTCGTAATTTTCCGGATCACCTATAACCTCAAAGCGCTGGGACCTACCAGGCAATTCAACCGCATCAGAATGAACAAACTCCCCCACAGGGGCAAATAGCTCAACATCGACGGTGCGCCGATCATGACCAGCAAGCTTCGGCTCATCCGCCGACCGTACAGCCCAGCCAGCCACACGAACCAAACGCTCATCCGAATCATCAACCACGACGTCATTGCCCAGCGAATCAACACGATTAGTATGAATCCGGCGGATACGCGTCACCTCAAACGGTAAAGGAAACACCATCACCACCCCACTGCTTCAACCGTGGCCATACCGCGCGACCGATTCAATTCAGCATCAAGCGTCTTCTCCAACATCTCACGCTCCGCCTTCGTAAGAAAAAGATTCCCCTCACTATTACGAAACGTCGAGCTGTGAGTAAACGGGCCCGCCGTCTGCGCCAACGACGAAACATGATCATGATTCTCAGACAGCAGAACCCGCTTCGTCATCGAACAAACAATCATCCGCAGCACGGACAGCAGCTTCTCCGACGGATTATCTGGAAGATCATACACTGCCTGCAGCCACACCGAGGCATCTTCAAGCACGGCGTCCGCTTCACTGCCCTCAGGGGCAAGCGACCACCGTGCACGCAGGTCGTCACCAGTAGCAAACGCCGACATAACTACTGCGCCAATCCGGAAAGCTTCACAACCGACAGCGGATCAGTCACACCAAAAGCCATCGTCGCCCACGTGTAAAAACGCGTAACCTGACGCGATTTGATGTACTCATTATCCGTCGAAATTGGATCCTCAACACCCATGACGCCAATCGCGCCACGCTGCAACAGCAGGCCTTCACCATCGGCAAAAGAATCCGTGTTCGAGATGTAGAGACGCAGCCCCAGAGTCGACAGAACCGACTGCCAATTATTCACGCCGAAAATCGCACGCAAATTCTTCGCATCACGAGGCTTCAAAACCAACGTATCCGGAATATACCCAAGGTTGGTTTCTTCGATCTTAAGCTTGGCTTCCTCAAGATCATCAATCAGCTTGCCTTCACCAGTCAGTGCAGTCTTCTGCGAAGCAGTGACCTTACCAGCGGCAGCCCAGCCGTCGGACTCAAGCTTCAGGGAGCCCTCCATATTGGTGAGCACATCATCAATAACCGCAAACGCGCGGTTATCAATGTCTTTGACCATCGTATTCGCTACGCGGTTCGCACCTCGCTGCAAAATGATTGGATCATTACGCTTCTCAGCCTCACGAGTCAGATCATAATGGCCACCAGTCTTCACAACCCGATCAATCTTCGGCTTGCCCTGGCTGGTAGAAAACGCGGGGAACTCCGCGCCCGGCGCGATAACACCCGGCTTTTCCGGGGCCAGCGCCATGTTCGCTTCCAAACGGTCATACATGATCGCGCCACCCTTAGCGGCAGTGGAAGTGAACAAAAACTGCGAAACCAGATTCGCCTCAGTCAACTTCGAGACGTAACTAGACAGGCGAGTTGGTTCTTTCACCAACATAGACGTGGTGATAGTACCCGACTCGTTCACTCGAGCCGGAGATAATGGGAAAGTAAAATCAGCCATGTTTTCCTCCTTACTTCAGCGCCACAATGACGCGATTCTTAGCGGCAGCAGAAACAGCCACGCCAACAACAGGGTCGCCCTCGCCGGCTTTAGCTGCCTTACCGGAAGCAGCCGAAGCCACCGCATCACCAGCAGCAATAGAACCACTGGCTTCCAACTCAACAATGTGCCCGGCGCGATACACCATCACGTAGTCATCTGCTTTGGTATCGGTGGCCGGAACGCCAAAGACCCGGGCCTTAGCCGTAGCTGGTTTCACGACCGGGTTACGGCCATCAACATCGCCAGCGATTTCAACGAAAGTGCCTGCCTTTACTTCCGCCTGTGCTTTCACAGTCGGATTCTGGGCAGGGCTGTAATGAACGAAAGTGGACATTACAAAAATCCCTCCTTAAGGAACCTTGTTAGTTATACGAATTTGCCGTGCACCGGCCACGCATCAGGAAACGAATAATCCGGGGCATCTTGCTTCGAGGAAGCACCTGGCTTCAAATCCTCCACCGGGTAATCTGATGGAGGTGCGGCACGCTTAGCAGCCTGCGCTTGCAGCTCCCCGAGACGCTTCGCGTTGTCATCGAACTTTTCCGGGTCCGAGCCAAGCAGGTCTGCGTTGTCCTCCGAGATTCCGTACTTTGACAGTGCCTTCGACCGGGCAAGCTCCACCTGGAACTGTGTGGCTTTATTGCGCTCTGCTTCCAGGGCTTCCTGGGCGCGCTGCAGCTCTGTCTTCTCGGCGTCCTGCATTTCGCGGAACTTTTCAGCGTCGGCTCGATATTCGTTACGCTCGGTACGGTATTTCGCGTTTTCCTTACGTAACTTTTCAAACTCTTGCTGGTAGGACTCGGTGGTGCGTTCCGGCTTTGAGTGCCCCTCCTCCTGGGTGGGGTTCTGCTGGGCCACCTCGGCGGCTTCGTTGTGTCCGTCGTTGGTGGCGTTAGTTTCTTCTGCCATTGCGTAACCTCCTGGGTTATCTATTTTTGGGCATGAAAAAGCCCCCGCCACCAACTGATGTGGTGTGGGGGTTGCGCGCTAAAGAGGAATCGAACCTCAACGAAGTGTCACCAGATAGCACAAAAGCCACCCCGTAAAAACAGAGGTGGCCATGTAAACCTACATAGTTTGTCTATGTAGCGTCGATGCCTAGTGCTTCACGAATCGCAGGGCCAGCGGTATTGACATCATCGACCTTAATCTCAATATCGGGTTGGCCCCATTTTTCGCGGACAACAGCCAATGCTTCAGGCACCGTAAGATCATTATCCGCACAATCAATAATTAAACGTTGCAGATCATTGCCTACAGGCCAGTCATAATAAGAAGCATCGACGGGCGAATTATCACAAGTGAAAATCCGCTTTTCATCGCAAATAACCGGGATAACTTTATCCCGAGTGCGATACACCATAGCAAGACCAGGCCGCGGATCATGAGACCAAGCGCCATAATGCTTATTCGGCAGCATCTCTAAGCCCATTTCCTTATACCGATCAGACATCTTGACCGATCACCTCCGCATGCACCACCGTAGTATCAGACTCATTGCTTATATCCTTGATTCTATACCTGATTTGCCTACCAAGCAGCAATTCCTCCTCCTGGGGGAACTGCGATAACGCGGTAGATGCATCTTCACTGCCATCCCAACCAAGATAAACCGCTTTCGTTCCCTTTGGTACCGTCAACCGCATCTCGATAGGACCAAAATCTGGTACAGAATGGGTAGACGTCGACATATAGCCCCAAGACTTAAACTCTGTAGATAGCCATGTGGGCATCTTCTCTGCGCTAAAAGTATCGCCTATCGCACTACCCTCAAGCTCTTCAATCCGAATACGCCGAACAACCTCAACCGGCTCCTCAATCGACTTCGCACGCGCCATAACCGAATCAATACTCTCAATTGAATCAACAACAAGCTTCACCCTCCTGCGCTCTGCACCAGAAACAAGATCAAGCTGCTTATTCCAATCATCCTTATGCTTGCGGGCAAAACGGTTAATATCATCATGGCCGCTGCCGGTGTACCAATAAAGACCTTGAAGCTCCTCTTTCCCAAAAACACCAACAACCCCATACCTTGAGTGGAGATACCCGCGTGCCTTCTCCTTACCAAGATCAAGCAAAGACACCACACGGCCAGCCCCAGATTCAGCGCTGGAATAAAACGGCGAGTACAACTTCGGATCAAGCTGGCCCGCAGAAATCGCCTGCTGCCACTTCTTAAACTGATTAGACGCAATGTTCCCGTTCTCCCAGGTGAGCTCACGCCACCGCGAATACAACGCTTCAGCTTCCGCCTGCCCCTCCCACGGAACACCATCAACCACAAGCACAGGAACACAATCACACCCATCGTGATACCTGCGCCCATCCTTACGAGTAACAACCGTATCGTCACTATAAACAGCGCCACGCGAAGCCAGCATTGCACAAAACGCGCACGACTCACGCCCAGACAGCACCCGCGCATAACCAGCCCGCGCAGGCACACCAGACCCCGCAAACTTCGCCGAACCGTTATGCACCGTATCCGCAACCGCATCACGGCCAGCAGCCACCACATGCCGCGACAGTCTACGAGAAAGCTCCGACGCAACCCGGGCCTTCACCGCAGCACTACCACGATTCGAATAATCCGGCGTCACCGCCTGCAAAACACGCTTCTTCGACACCTCATCCAGCATCTCCACATGCAACTTCGACGAATCCGGGGCCACACGAGAGACCTTCGAAATAGCGTCAAACAACGCCTTACGCGGATACGGGGCCAACGGCTCGGCGAAGTTTGCGGGGTCTGGTG